CTCAAATCCTGAACCTAAACAAAGGAGCTGGGGCATCTGACAAAAAAGTCAACAAAGAAACCGACGACGATGGCGGTGATGGTGGCGAAGGTAATGACGAATTTATGAACACCGTTGCAAGTGCTCGTAAATTGTGGGATCAACTTCCTGAATAAAAAGAAATTATTCACTTTTAAAATAAATTTACTGCAATGGTAGAAATAACCCCCGAAGCCTTAGCGCTTAGTGCCGCGAAATTTCGCAAAGATTTATTGATGATGCCAGTGATTGCCTTGCAAAGCTCATTGGTTCACATGTCGCTCCGTATTGGCATACGTGGCAAAGAAACGGTAGGTCAATTAGATGGAGACATTGAAATTGGGCCTTACGATCCTAGAAGAGTTGACCAAACTGGTGTTGGCATCAAAGGTCGCAGTCTTGAAACTTTCTTTGGTTCGGTAATCAAAGAGTTTGAACCAAACTCAGTGGCTAAATCCATTTATGGTGATGCTGTACTTTCAGGTCAAGGCTTGGCAACTACAGCCATTACACAATTGGTATTAGCGTTTTTGGCTAAGAAAATCTCTCAAGGGATTAATAAAGTGCTTTGGTCAGCTGTTCGTAACGATGCCGGTACCACTACTGCAACATTGTTCAACGGATTTGACACAATCACAGCTGCTGACATTGTTGCCGGTAATATCTCAGTTGCCAAAGGTAACTTGTATGAATTTACAGATGCAATTTCGGTAAACAATGCTGTCGATCGATTGAAAGCAATTGATGAAGCATGTTCTGACGAGTTACAGGATGAACCTCGCAAAATGTTCATTTCAAAAACTGTCAAAAAAATGTATGAAAAATGTTATCAGGCAGAAAACAGCGCACTTCCTTATAACAAAGAATTCAAAAAGACATTTTTGGAAGGTTCAGACGATTTGTGCGAGTTGGTAGCATTACCAAACAAGAAGACCTCACCTTACATTCATGTAACTACCAAAGGCAATATGCTTGTTGGTGTAGATCAGCAAGGTGACACTGAAAAAATCACTGTTGAAAAACATGCTGCTTTTGTTCTTCAGTTCATTATGGCCATGTTCTTTGGTGTTCAATTTGAAACTGTAAGCCCTGAAAGGTTGATGGTTGCGAAACTATTTGTAGGTTAATTATTCACCTTAAAAACATAGGAGAAATACATTATGAGTATCAAATATAAAGCCCTCGATTGGGCAGTGGGAACCACAAATCTTCCCGGTATCAAAGAAGATGTTTACGCTATCGCCAAACGCGATATCGTAGCATGGCCTACGCTTCCGGCAGCATTTGTAACGAATATGGGTGAGCTGGTCATTTATGTTGGCAATTTCACGTTAGCTGCGTTGGCTAAATGGCAACGTGTTGGTATTATCGTTGACAAATCACCGGTTGACGGAAAGAGCCAAGGCGTTCGCCCAAGCAAAACGTTCTTGAATCAGGTTGTTTTACAACACCCCGGAGTGGAGGAAGATGCATCAGGTTTCTGTATGCAAGCCAATAACGATGATTTAGTTTATTTGGTGCAAACCAAAAAAGGTAAATGGCGTGTTATCGGTAATGACATGTATCAGACCGATACAGTTATCGACCAGAAACTCGGCGGAGCTGCTACCGACGAAATGGGAACTACCCTGACCGTTACCGTTACCGACCTTGCACCTGGTCTGTTTTACACAGGCGAGATTGTAACCGAAGATGGTATTATCAATCCAGGCGTGTAACCGATAACCACAGACAATTCCTCACACCCTCGTAATTCAGTTTACGAGGGTGTTTTGTTTCGGGATGTTGGAGTTCCGACTCCGACAAAATATCTGTCTTTTTCTAGGTAATTACCCATAATTACTTTCGTAATGCTTAAAATAAATAACCCCATAAACATTCTAAAAAATGAGTAATGAAAAGACTTATGTAGACAAAGTGAACGATTGGCTAAATGCTGATCCTACCACCCGCACCATCGAAGAAGGTGCAACATTGATGCTTCAAGGTAATCGAAACAGAACCTTACACCAAAATGTAATTCACCGTAAAAACTTTGACAAAGTTGTTTACGAGCTCGAAAAAATCATTGACGGTCAAAGAGTATTCCCTGAACCCGTAAATGAGGCAGTTCAACAACTGGAGGTAAATCTTCCGATCACAATGGCCGGAATCGAAAGCATTTTATCCGGAGAAAGTAAAGGTAAACGTGCCGATCATGACACATTACCAACCGATATCCAAGCTATCTATGACAAGAACCGCGAAATCTATCCACAATTACGTGGTATTCACGAACGATTGAAAGTTTTGAATGAAGTAGGAACTGCAGAACAAAGACTTCCTTTCCTTACCGAATTATTATCGCTCGATGAACTACTTCGTACTAATTGGCAGGCATACGACACTTTCGATGCAAATGCACCGGTGATAGCAAAAGTTGAGAATGTACCAGGTAACTTGAGTGGAAAACAAGTTTCTGCAGCTCGCAAATATCTGAGCGATAACAAAGCTAAATTGACCACTTTAATTGCCGACGGTAAGGCTGAAAAAGCTGCTGAGCTATTGGATAAAATGCAGGTTCGTTTTAATGAATTAGTATTGAATGGTGACACTTTTGCACCTGATCAGTTGGCAGAACTAAAAGCTCTGGGCATTATTGCAGCTACTACCGAAGAAACCAAAACCGAACCGGTTACCGATACTCCAGTAATTACTGAAGGCGAAGAAGTGATTCCACCTGCAGGTGAAAATACCGAAGAAACTCCGGAAGAAAATCTGATTAGCCAAATCAAAACGCTGTTGAAAAACAACATTGAAGAAAAGGAAATAATCAAAACTATTTATTCCCTTGGTAATTTCAGAGGACTAGAACTTACACCCGATGTTGTGATAAGCCTAATCAACAAAGCAGTTGATCAAGAAATCAATTCAGTTGAGTAAAGTTGATCAAATATTGAAACCTATAGGCCCCGATTATGTCGGGGCTTATTTAAATACCGGCATACAACTCTACGATTTGATTGAATGGACTTTGCAGCAAATTGGAAAATCCGATATCACTATCATGACATTCAGTATTTCCGAAGAATTTATCCGAAAAATATGGATGCTCAGGGAGATGGGATTAATCGGTAAAGTCACCCTGATACTCGATTTTAAAGCGATCCAAAAAACACAGCAGCTGATCCGATTTGCGCAAAATGTATTCAGCGATATCCATTTTTCAAAAACTCATGCAAAGGTAGTTTTGATTCAATCTTCCAAGTACCAGGTATCAATCACCGGTAGTCAAAATTGTACCCGTGGGAATCGCGAAGAAAGCGGAATAGTTACAACGGATCCACAAATCAATAAAAAATTACAGACTGAAATACAACGTATTATCGAAAATGGAATACACAGGGGATGAACTGCAAAAAATAAGTGAATATGCCGGGCTATTGATGACAATAACCGATATCGCTGTACTCATGGATATTGACGAAGATGAATTGCGTAGCGATATAGCTTGTAAATCAACTGAAGTTTCAAAGGTTTATCGGTTGAGTAAAGCCAATACTATTCTTGATATTCGCCGGCAGGAAATGGCACTTGCAAAACTAGGATCACCCGTAAGCATTGAGTTAACTCAACAATACATTATCGAACAAAAACTCAACGAAAATGAGTAAAAAACAGACATACGATATTTGTGTACAGCATCTTTATGATGATGTAGACAAATTGGTTCACCTGGCACCTCAGGTTCGTGACCGGTTGCTTCGCATCAGATCAGCTTATACACTCATGCAGGAATATCCCAGCAAGGCCGATCGGGAAATAATTCAGCACATTCAAAATATAAGCGGAGTTGAACGGTCAGCAGCTTACGAGGATTTACGCATTATCAAAGATTTGCTCGGTTCTATCAATCGGCAATCAAAAGACTGGCACCGGTTCAAGTTTAATAATCAAATTCAAAAAGCATACGATAGAGCTGACCTAAAGAATGACCCGGACTCCATGGTTAAGGCAATGAACGTATATGCAAAATATAACCAGTTGGACAAAGAAGATGCTGAGCGCATTCCGTGGGAAGATTTAATTCCTCAAAATTTCGAGCCTACAGAAGACCCAACGATTTTAGGTATTAAGCCGATCGCAAATATCCGTGAGAAAATTGCAGCCATGAAAAAGAAATACATGAACGAAATTGAGGATGTGACCTACGACGAAATTGATATTGCCAAACTGGAAGAATATGCCGATAAATAAAGAGCCTCAAAAAGTATATTTTAATGCCGCTCAGCAACAAGTTATGTTTCGGGGGTGCAATACCGTCGTTGTAGTAGGTGGTCGTCGCTTAGGCAAGTCACACGGCATTGTAGCACCCTTTCTTTTACGCAATATTCAACGAATGCCCGGCGGTAAGCATGGGATCGTTGCAAGTACATTCCAACAAGCACTTACCAGAACATTGCCAGGAACATTAGAAGCATTCGACAGCTGGGGGTTCAAACGCAATGTTCACTACGTTATCGGCCGAAAACCTGAGAAGTCGCTACATTTTGCAAAGCCAATTACTGAACCTGCAAGTTACGATAATACGATTAGCGTTTATAATGGTTCAATTTGTCCAATAATTTCGCAAGATGTCGTTGGTTCGTCCAACTCACAGACTTTTGACTCCGTAACTTGTGACGAAGCTAAATTTCTGAACTTTGAAAAGCTGAATAACGAAACCTTTCCAGCTAATGGAGGAACAACCGCACATTTCGGGCATTTGCCGTACCACCATTCAATGCTAATCGTGTCCGACATGCCAACGACCAAAAAAGGCAGTTGGTTCCTGAATTACGAAGGAAAATGCGATCCGGAACTTATCGAACAAATTGATGGAATTATCTATGAAAAGTGGAGAATCCTCAATAAACTCAAAGAATTCCAGGCCAAAGGCATTCAGCCAAAAGCGTACTTATTTGACTATTACCGTACATTATGCCGCGATTTAGCTCAGTTTCAGAAACTTGCAGTTGATTACAACGTATTTAGTTCTATTGAAAACCTTCAGGTACTGGGCGAAAACTACATCAAGCAAATGAAACGCGACTTACCGCCATTGGTATTCCAGACTTCAATACTTTGCAAGCGTGTAGGATTGCTTAAAGATGGCTTCTACAACTGCCTGAAAGAAGTGGATCATTACTACACGGCATTTGATAACTCATACCTTCAGAACCTGGACTATGACTTTGATAAGGCTAAGAACATGACGTGTCTTCAGGATGGGGATGTGGATAAGAACGCCCCAATATGTATAGCGTTCGATTATAATGCAAATATCAATTGGATAGTTGCCGGACAACGCCAAGGCATACGTATGAAGACAATCAAATCATTCTTTGTGAAGTACAATCGTAAGCTAGTAGAGTTAGTCAATGACTTTTGCAAATATTATGAGCCACACAAATGTCATGAGGTTGTGTATTATTACGATTCAACAGCACTCAACAGTAACTATGCAGTTAATGACAAAGACTTTGCAACAGTAATCATTGACACGTTCAAGAAAAACAAGTGGATAGTAAAACCTATGTACACTGGTAAGCCAATGAGTCATATGGAAAAACACAATCTAATCAACATGTCATTCAAAGGTCAGAGCTTCGAGGGTAAGCAACTACTATTCCCTATGATCAATAAGAACAACAACGAAGCGTTGGTAATAGCCATGGAGCAAACAGGAATCTATCAGGGACCGGAAGGATTCAAGAAAGATAAGAGAGGTGAAAAGCTGGCAGAGAGTGACGAAGATTTGAGTGAACACCGTACCGATGGCACCGATGCTTGGGATAATCTATGGATTGGAATGAACTATTTCCCTCACGAAAACTCATTCAGTGGTGGGCTTATCAGTTCATTTGTGTAATTACTTATTCTCATTCATGAAACCACTGGCGTAATGTCAGTGGTTTTTTTATGCAATGTAATCTAATACCAAAATCAATCGCTTTGCTCAATCATTTTGTAGGTATTTGAGAGGTCATTACCGATATAATTTTGGGAATACCAAAATTTTAACCGTAATGTGCGTATTACCACCCGTTTTTGTTAATAATACCCCATTTTCGAGACGTTTATTAACATTGCGAGCATATAACGCCATTTTTCGGGGTTGGTAATTACAAACGAGCGAGAGGGCGGGGCGGGGTCAGTTGACATAAACAAACCTTAAAAAAAGGTTCTCGAAGTCCGTTTTTGTTGATTTATAGTGATATAGGTATCTAAAAGGCGGAAAACACCCACAAAACGCCAACAAAACAACCCGAAAATGATTGGTAATTCTATGCGGATAAAGCATTTATCTATGATTCCGATTTTTGAAATTTGAATAGTGCCAAAATCATATTTCCAAAATTTGAAAAATGTATTTTATAAATTACTTTTTCTTTTATATTCTTCTTATATTACACATTATCATTATGTTATATGTAATATTAAGAAAAAGATATAATAAGGGCAAAAAATATGTTTTTCGCTTACTACCTTACTACCTTACTATTTTTGTTTGTATTCATTTGAAATACAATAGTTTAAAAGGTAGTAACCATTTAGAAAAAATGCTTTGAAATGGTTACTACTTGTTACTATTTAAAAATGCTTACTACCTTGTTTTGTTATATAAATGTATGATATATAGACTTATATGTTTATATAGTAGGTAGTAAGTAAAAAGTAAAAATATTTTTTATTTGAAAATGCGTTTTTTAGTGTTATTTCTTTGTATTTCAATGTATTATGATTAAGAAAGTTTAACTTTGAAGATGTTTTGTTTTTTATTTGTGCTCTATAAATTCAGTGTATTTCATTGTTTTTTGATTTTTGACCTTTGAAATCAAAAAGTTTTTTTCGTGAAAATTGGAGAATATAATCAGCATTATTTAAGATGTTTACTTACTACCTCACTATTTGTCAACTTAAAACACTGATATACAATAATATAAACTTGTGTATGTCGCTAAATTGTAGTAATTTAGCAGTGCGAAAGGGAGAAAGGACAATTTCAACCTTGCATATTATTAACAATTAATTTTTAAAGCAAAATGAAAAATCAAGCAGCTGCACAGAAAGTGCAAGAAGTCATCCCAACGATGACAATCGTAGAAAAAACAGCGACAGAAAAACCCGCTAAAGTGATTAATTTTAAAGCCTCTGCCGAAGATGTAAAGAGTGAAGCAATTACGGATGAAGTGATAACTCCCGAAGTGATCACCCAGAACACAACATCCGAAGTGATTACACAAGAAGTAAAACCCGAAGTACTACTCACACCCATTATTGAAGCTAAACTAGTACAAAGTATTGAGGACATTAAAAGGAAAAGTGAAGTTTTAAGCCGTTTAACGGTCAAATGGGATGCTTTGAACGAAAAGCGTAAACGAGTGGAAAACTTTGCAATTTCGCATGATGGAGATACGGCAGCCGTTAGAGTTTTTGATGCAAGCGGTGAAGTTTTTGAGAGTAACAGCCCCAAAACAATTGGTAAGTTAATCGAATTTTGGAAAGAAGAATTTTCTGATACTTTGGAAAAGGTAGAAAAGGAAATGCGGGAAATCGCCTAAAAATAAAACTCCCTCGATGGGGACAACCACCGAGGGAGTAAAAACAAATTGAGTCTGTAAGTCAATTAATTTTTTAAAGCAATACAAAAGTATGAATAATACATCGAATATCCAAGCAAAGCGCACGGAATTAAAACTAATTTCCAAACCGTTAGCCGAATTAAAAACCAACGGCAACATCAAAACCATAAACGAGGGATTAAAAGCTATTTATGGGAAACAAGGACATCAGGAGTTTAAAACCTTTGACCAATGGGAACGCTTAGGAATGCGAGTTAAACGAGGTGAAAAAGCACTTTATTTGTGGGGAAGTCAAACCACGAAAACCATCAACGAGGAAGGTCACGAAAAAGAAATAAAATTCTTTCCTTTAGTTGCTCTATTTTCTGATTTACAAGTTTATAACTCCAATAAAAATAAATAGCCATGAATACAACAAAATTTGATTTTCAAAATAACAGCATTGAAGTTTTAGACCTTGAAACATTGCGTAAAACGCACAAAGAGAACGATATTTACGGAAATCCTTTAAGGGGTATATATCACTATCAAGTCATTAATAAAATTGTTGATATTTGCCGAAACAGCGGTTTAGATTATACCGTTGAGGAAATTTTTGCAGCCAAAAACAACAGCCGGCAAAACCCGGGCGTTGTAGTTCTGCCACAGGTGGAAGCCATTCACGGCACAAATTCAGTTGAAGCGCACATCTTGAGACGTGTTTATACTACTATCAGGATAAACGACCGAGACACGCCCGAAATGACATCTAACATCGTCATAGCCTATCATCAAGACGGCATTCAAATTGCTTTTGGTCCGTGTGTGAAGATTTGCCATAACCAATGTATTTTGAATAAGGAGCGCATCGCATCGAACTACGGAGCTGACAAGGTTACGGATGACCAGCTTTTTGAAAGTGTGGGAAATTGGATGTCTAACTTTTTTGAATACAGGGAAAACGATTTGAGAGTACTTCAGAAAATGAAAGAAATCAATTGTACACAAAACGACGTTTACCAACTTATTGGATTACTGACATCGTTACGAGTGGCGCACGACTGCGATAATTCAACGTTGAGAAACGAGGTTAAAACCTACCCATTGACACAAAGCCAAATTTCACAGTTTACACAAGATTATTTGGAAAAAGCCCAGGAAACATCTATTTTCAGTTTATGGGATATTTACAACATTGCGACCGAATTATATAAGCCAGGGAAAACCGACATCCCGAACCTTATTCCGCAAAACTTCGCTCTAATGGAGGTTCTAACCGACCGATATAGTTTGCAGAATTAGCAAAGAAAGTACCTTAAAACGGCTTAAAAGTGGCTTCATTGCTCTAATTTAGAGGGGTGAAGCCTTGTTTTTGAACTACTTTTGTCGCGCCAAAAGTAGCAAAAGGCGCACGAAACGCCCGAATAGGGCAGAGTTGAAAAAATATTTTTGTAGTTGTGTTAAATCTTTGTTCGTGTTGAAAAATAATTGTTCTTTTATTGTGTAATAGTAGAAAATTTTCTACCTTTGCAGAGTAATTAATTAAAGAAAGGAGGTTAATGAAATCAAGTGAATTAAACAGGCTTATCCTTCGAAATGGTTGGAAAGTGTACAGACAGAACGGAACAAGCCACGTAATTTATGAAAAAGATGGCAGACATTACCCGGTACCATTTCACGGAAGCAAAGAAGTCGGAACAGGATTAGCACAAAAAATCAAAAAGGAGATGGGGCTTAAATAGCCCCACTCTTACAACTATAATCGTATAATCGTAATAAGTTTTTATGAAAACAATCGAAGCTACAATTGAAAGATCGCATGACGGCACATTTAGCGTATATTGTACAACTGAAATGTTCTCCGGTATGGGAGACACTGCTGAAAAAGCAAAACAAAACATGATAGAACAAATGGAATTCTTTAAACAAACTGCTATCGCTGATGGCGTTGAATATCCTGAGTTCTTAAACGGAAATCCCGAAATTGTTTATAAATTTGACACGCAAAGTTTACTAGAGTACTATTCAGGAATACTATCTTTATCCGGACTGGAAAGGATAACTGGAATACATCAAAAACAGTTATGGAAGTATCTTCACACAGAAACAAAACCAAGAAAGACTCAAATTGAAAAAATTGAAACTGGATTGCACCAGTTTGGAAACGAATTACTATCACTTTCGCTTTAATAAGGTTTAATTACCATGTTTTTTTCAATAAGCCCCGACAATCATTGCCGGGGCTTTTTTGTGTTAAGTATTTTACTATCTTTGTGTCATGTTAACAGAAAACCAGAAACAACGATTTATTTACAAACCATTGGCTGGTATAATTATACTGGCAATAGCTGCTTTAATATACTTTATTATCAACCTTTTTAAATAAAATCCTATGAGTTACGAAATTGAATATCAAGGAGGACACCCATTATTAAGTAAACCCGAAAAATTAATATTATCTACAAATAAGGTTTTTAAATCTATTTATTTTAGACCTAAAAGTACATGGTCGACTACAAAGTCAATAACTATAGAAATTAAAGATATTGTTTCTATAGATTTTGAAAAAAGTGCATCCCGTTCGGCGGGAAAAACTGTTGCCGGTGCATTGATTGGAGGTGTTCTTACAGGTGGTATTGGGCTTTTGGTTGGCGGAGTTTTAGGCGCAAAAAAGAAAAACCAGTCTGAATTATACATAACTGTCAATTATAATAATAGAGAATTTGTCATTTCATTAAAGACAGGAAAAGATACAGATAAAATTTATTCTGAAATAAATAGTCTATTTGCAGAATAATTCAATTTTTGCATTGCTATTCCAAATATACTTCCGATATTTGCAATGCGAAAAAACAATAACAACAGAGCGGCTGAAAGTGTCGCCCAAATTTATCAGGGCTTTTTTTATGCCCAATCGTCAAAAATATTAGACGGCTGTACTATTCCTTTTCAATTTTCGAGCTTGCTCTGGATTGTTGTTTTTTCGCGAAAACGGGATGTGTACAGCCGTTTTTCTGTGCATATAAGCGAAAAAACAACAATCAAAATGAAAAATCAAATCCAACCTGTCGCAGATATCATGCGACAAATTTTCAAAAAAAGAACTAAAGTTGAATCTGTTACGCAAACGGTGTGTAATGTGATAGCTGAACTTGCTTCGGGCAGTAAAAAAATAAATTTAGCTGTACATGAAAGCCCTGGTGAAATGATCTATGTGATGGTTAATAAAGGAGCTATTATTACAATGCACATTCAGGAACTTGAACCTTCAAAGAGAGGAGGTCAATCATGCTAAACGAACAACAACCATGCGAAGAACTGGACTTCAAAATCGTAATCCTCTCCCGGTATTGTGGAGAATTTCAACCGGCAACGAAAGAAAATGTAACGATCCGCAAAACGAGTGAAGAAATACTGATGGATATCCGACCAATGGCTGAACTAACGACTAACGAAATAGCTGCATACTTAACGAATATGGGTTACACTATAGACTTTGACGATGCCACTCCGGTGTGGCTCATGCGAAAAGATGGCGCAATGGAACTTCGCGAACACTAACCCCTAACCCCTAAAGGGGAATAAGAAAAGAACCCCGGTCGAACTCGATCGGGGTTTTTTTGTGTCTTTTTTTCACCTGAGCGATTGAATTTAATTTGTATCAACAAATTATTCAATCGCTTTTTTATGAATGTAACGTCAAGTTTATCCGGTAATTATCATGTGTGCGACGTGCCAGCATTGGTTATTGAGAAAAATAACGAGCTTACAACACTAACGCTGACTTTATCGCAAGGTGAGGACCAATGGACATCGGAAGTTTTGACATATGTAAGTGGATTAATCACTTATACCGATTTGTGTGCCAATATAATATTTAATTTGAATTGGAGGGATAAACCAAAAGGAGCTAATTACAATTTCAACGTGAAATTGACAGAGGGTGAAGTAATTGTGAATCTACCATTTGTGGCCTACTTTCCAGAAACATTTATTCAAGCTCCTGAAAATAACGGACTTTATTTTCAAAAATCGGTACCTGATATCATTATGGAACGTAATGATATATACACTTCAGCTATTTTTGAATTGAAAAAAGGTACTGAGGTAATTTTGACAGAAAGTTATTTATATGGCGCGGATCACAAACTTCGGATTAGAAACATTTATGAAATCATTGAAAAGTATTTCAACTCTGATTCTGAAATTTCAGAACCGGGTACCACAAATATTTCAACCGGACTGTCTTTAGATTTCACGATCAACATTATTACACCTGGCTCGCACATAATTGCTTTCAAAGTGCTTAAATGCGATGCTGATATAACCGCCGATGCTGCCGAATGGACGGCTGCCAATTTTTTGACCCGTTGCTATCGCGAGAAGCGCACGGCCAAAAGTCGAAACGAATATCTATCATTCCTAATGAAAAATAGTTACTCAACGGTAACTATCAACTACAAAGTTATATACATACTTGATGGCGTACGTACTGAAATAATCGGCACGCTCGGAACTATTGCACAACAGGTGGGAGATAACAATGTGGCGACTTTCAATGCTTCCATTCACCGCATTATGGTTGCTGCCGGACTGGTAAATTTCACCGAAGTGATTCAATATGACATTTGGCTAACCGGTACAGGATTACTCACCAATGTGTACACATTCCTTGTCGATAACACTCCTTATAGAAATTCAAAATCCTTTGTTTTTGTGAATTGCTTTGGCGTGTTGGAAACTTGGACAGCGACAGGCCTTGCCGAAACAAAAAAGGCAATGGAGTATAACCTTGGGAATATCGAAAACCACTACCGAAAAATTACACAGGACTTTTACGCCGAAAAGCAGTGTAATAGTGGCTATTTGAGCGAAGCGGAAATGGATTGGATTGACGATTTTATAAAAAGCTTCAGTGTAATCAATTACTCACAGGACATTACGCAAAATGAAGAAATAACCCTGATTTCGGTAGACAAAACCGATACAGAAGCCAATGTTTTACAGGCATTTTTATTCAATTACCGAAAAGCAAAGAATTTGCACCTGGCGTTTATGAATGCTGCTAAAAACATATCAGATTATACACTAGACCAAACATTTGATTGACAATGATACATACAAGCCTACTCAGGAAGATTTTGAGGGATGGAAAACCCTTTAATTGTAAATGTTGGAAAATTGGCACGGCTGAAATATTGACTTACAACAATGTAGTTTGTACTTCTAGTTTTTTTGAAAACAACACAGCAAACTTACTATTTGTTGAGAGTCGCGAAGTGCGCAAAGTGAGAATTATATGCATTTTTGAAATTAATGACGAAGAAATTTATATTTGATTATGAGTGAGATAAATGTATTTGAAATCCCTATCGGGAAACAAGCTCGCGAGGCTATGGATAAAATGAACGTGGGTACAACGGTTTTCGACACCGATGATATTGTACCAATAAAGATGCCTGACTCGGGTGCGCTTCGCGGTTACGTGCCGTGGGGAGATGATAATCTTCGCCCGAATGAGGTTTTGAAGCTGATAAGAAAAGACGAGGTGATGAGTCCGAATATGTTGTTCAACATACAGGCGGCATATGCCAATGGCTTAGTTTATACTACAAAAGATAAATCGGAGGTTACTGATCAGGAAATTCTTGATTTCTTTAAATTCAACAGACCAACTAAATATCTATTTGAGCAACAAACAGATATGAAGCACTTTTATTGGACTGTTTCGGTTCTGATATTGAGCGGTGACGGCAATAAAATTGTAAAACTTCGCCATAAAGATGCACTTTATTGCCGGTTGGAAACTTGTAATCCCAAAACGGGCGCACTGGAACATATATTTTATGGAAATTGGGAGAAAGGTGCGCCAAAACCTGAAAATAGAGAAGATATAGAGCTATTGGACGTCGACGACCCGCTAGGTGACTTGATGGTACGCATGGGAAAACTGGAGGATGAAACAGGAAAAAAAAGAACCATGACTAAGACTCGCAAGTTTGCCATGATAAACCGAATTCCTATACCAGGGAACAAGTATTATCCATTTCCGTATTATTGGTCGCTCTTCAACAGTGGTTGGTACGATGTGAAGCAATTAATCCCTGCAGGAAAAAAAGCAAAGTTTACAAATGGAATGGTTATGAAATTTCAGGTTGAAATTAATGACAAGTATTGGGATGTTCTTTTTGATCGTGAAAGCATTACTGATCCAGTAAAGAAAAATGAGCGCATGACGCTCGAAAAGGAAAATATAAAATCGTTTTTGACAGGAATTGTCAATGCAGGTAAAGTTTGGTTCTCTGGATTTTATGTTGATCCAGTTGGAAAAGAGCAATCGATGGTACGCATTAATGTAATCAACAACGAGAAAGAGGGTGGAGACTGGATTGAAGATACAGAGGAAGGTGCATCAATGGCTTGTTATGCTACAGGTAATAACCCGGGCATGATAGGCGTAACACCAGGCAAAAGTGCCGGACAAATGAACGGTAGCAATATCCGCGAACTCTTCACTATGAAACAAGGGCTCGAAAAATCGGTAAAAGACATTATACTAGAGCCTTATTTTGTAATAAAAAATTACAACGAATGGGATTTGGAAGTAGACATTCCATTTATGATGCTGACGACGCTCGACAAAAAAACCGATGCTGAAGAAATGAGCGAGAAAGAAATTACCAACCCAAAACCAGTAAAAAAATAAATAGTCATGATAATAACAACCATTGCGGATTTTATAAAATCCATACCAACAGCCACCGGAACCAAGTGGGATGCAATAGAATCATTTGTTACATCGGCAGATTTTGAAATCAAAACCATGTTGATTGGTTCTGATCTCTACAATTACATTGCAGCTCTGACTGGCACAACGGCATTGAAAACTACACTGCAAAATCTGATCGCTTTTACAGCGTATTCAAAAGCAATTCCGTTTGTTGACTTGATACAGACACCAACCGGTTTTGCGGTAGTGAATAATGCTAATCATGCTCCGGCAAGCAAAGAACGTGTGGAACGCTTGTTGAAGTGGTGTGATAAAGAAATTGATAAAAATACCGACTTGCTAATTATGCAAGTAGTTGACACGGCACAGGCATTGACAGAATGGAAGAAATTTAAACGCTTCAATAATTTTACAAATTGTCTATTCCTTACCGGAATTGATTTTGCCGGTTATGCAAAAACGGAAAACGGCAGCCGTGCCGATTTTCTGAAAGTAAAAGGAACTTTACTTGCCATTCAGAAAAATGATTTATCGGAAGCATTGAGCGCAAACTATGTGGCTGAACTGGTAACGCAAAATAGAAATAACACGCTCACAGAAAAGAACTTATTTGTGGTTGAGAGTTGCAAATTAGTTATGGCAAAATATGTAGAAAAAGAGGAGCATGAGGCTGAGGAACTACTCACTCAAATAGTGGTGATGATGGAAAAAACGCTTACCGATTATCCAGCCTATTCCGCCAGTGCTGAGTATGCACTTAAAAATATGCCAACATATCAGAACAAAGCAACTGATTCAACTTTCTTTTTTAATTGATATGAGCACAATCGACTTAACAGCACCGCGTAATTACGCAGAAATGACAGAAAAGCAAGTGCGCTATGTGGCTCACTTGCAAGTAAAAGGTAATAAAGAGGAATGGATATGGACAAAGTGCCTAATCCGATTCACCGGAATTAAACCCATTGGTGGAACTTCCGAAGTCTATTATTTTGCAAAAAAGCACCTGAAGGGATTTTTTTCGTTGACAATAGAAGAAACGTTTGATTTTTCCAAAAAGCTTGATTTTGTGACAAAGAGATACGTGGGCATTCGCCCAATGGCTAAGATTGGAAAGTACAGACCTTGTGACGAACAAATGAGTGACACTACTTTTCTTCAGTATGTGGATGCTGAGAACTTTTACCAAGAGTTTATTTTTACGAAAAATGTAGATGCGCTGCATAATTTAATGGCAACACTTTTTCAGTTGCCTGGCGAAAAATACAGCAACGATTTGAGTAAAAAACACATTAAGCGCATGAAAAGATGTCCTGAAGTGGAAAAACTAATGGTTGTAATGTGGTTTATCGGCATTAAGGAGTATTTCTCCGATAAATACAAGTTCCTTTTCCAGCGTGTAGATGCTGATGAAGATGAACCAACAACGGCACCTGATATGCTAGGCATTGTTCACAATCAACTAAGAATGCTAACCGCTGGAGATATTACCAAAGAAGAAAAAGTGTTGGCTTCGCCTACATGGAGCGCACTTGCGGAATTGGATGATCAGTGCCTAGAAGCAAAGGAAATGGAATAAGCAACTAGTCGGCAGTAGGTAGTAAATAGTAAATGAATAAATAGTAAATGAATATATGTGGAACGCAGTAACATACTTCGAAAATCTAAATAATACCTTGAAACTGACAAAAGGGAAATATACTTTTTGTCGAGTTACCGGGATAAATTATTTAGAAGATGTCCTTTCAAATTTAGCAAGCTCGGATGCTTTCCTTGCTGTTGATGATACCGACGATGGAGTGACCATTGAGAAGGGAGGTGGTTACTTTGACCGCCGATCTATAGTTGTGTATGTTTTGAAGAAATACGATTTCAATAATCAGATCGATCGGGAAACGAAAACAAACGAAACCCGCCTGATTCGCAAAAAACTGTTGGCAAAACTGATTAAAGATTCCAGTTCTGTGGACGGCTTGATGTTCCTGGACAAAACCCGATTTCCTTATCACGAAGTTCCCGGCATGTTTGCCGCCGGAACGTGCGGGATTTACTTTATTGCGACCCTGAATGAGCCTGTAGAATTGATCCACGATGACAACGACTACGAATAAAAATGAGTACTACCGTGCCTGGGCTAAGATGATGGTCACCATTTGGCAGGATAAAATTGCAGCCCTGAAGGTGCGCGACACCGGTGAGTTATTCAGCTCATTTATGACGGAAGTAGTAGCTCAGAGCGGTGGAGATATTGATAAGATTACCTTTTCATATCTGTATTACGGTAGGATGGTAGATATGGGCGTAAGGAGAGGGGTAAAGATGGAGGATTCAGGTAAAAAGGGAAAGCCCTGGTATAATAAGGCCTGGTATCATTCAATAAAAGTAATGACGGAAAAGCGAGCCGAGCTGTACGGCGAAGAATTCCAACTGATAATTATGGAGGCACTCAATTTCTGAGTGTCTTTTTTTTTGCCTTCTCATTCCGGTTTATTTGTATCAAAAATAAGGAAGTATGACACTTTTAGAACAATTAGCAGTTGCACGAACTATAAAAAACGCTACCGGACCCGAAGAAAATACACGCGTTCGGCTTGGTGGATTATTCGAAGAAATAATCAACTATATGTCATCAATGCTGATAAGCACTGTATCACCTTATCAAGTGTACCTCGACACTACCGAAGATGATCCGGTGATGACTGTAGAGGAGTGGTTGGCTTCGCTGGAAGGAACTGATGGTCGTGGAATTGTTTCAATTATTCTTACAAACACTGTAGGGTTAATCAAAACCTACACTATAACCTACACTGATGAAACCACATCGACCTTTGATGTTACCAATGGATCAAATGGACAGCCGGGTGCTAATGGACGTGGAATTACTTCAATTACACTGA